TTTTTATCACGACCAAAGAAACCTGACCCTGACCTTGATTTAGTTAATTTACAGTTCTGGAACTGTATGGACTATGACTTTACAGTAATTGTCAAGCAATTTGTTGCACCGATGGAGTGGGAATTGCGTACAAGACACTTTGGTAACATCAAAGGACAATATATTTGCACTCTGGACAACTATCATGGTGATTTTGATCAGATTGATGCCTCCACAAGTGAATTACCTGATGAACATAAGTCATTTAATCTTGTTGAATTAAGAAATGGGCAGTTTGCATTGTATCCAAACAACCGTTGTCGCATTTATGACACCTCCATGACACCTGATCCAGTCAAAACACCTGATTTTAAGGTATCAACACGCATCTTTGAGGTTGAGAATGACTGTAAGTGGGGAAGATTAGGTGATTGTGATGATTATTTCTGGACAACACCCGATGAACGAGAGCAAAAATAGGTATATTTTACATTGGATACGTCAATTATCTAAAATTAGACCAGAATTAGGTAATTTTAGCATCTGTCCTTATGCGTCAGGTGCTAATTTTAGTATTCAAGAACAAAAATTATGTCAAATCGTGCCAAATCCTGATTTTGACGTTATAATTTACATAGTAGAAGATAATATTGACAAACAATTCCTTTATGATGCAGTTGATGACTATAATCATAACTACCCTGACTATAAATTCATCGCAGATCATGGAAAAACAAAGACATACATACAAGGAATCCAAACAAGTAATGGAAAATACAACTTAGTGTTGTGTCAACCACGAAAAGAACTGACTGATGCAAGAAAAAAACTTGCAAAAACCAATTATTACGATTATTGGGATGAAAATTACCTCGAAGAGGTGCTCGAAGACGACTATGGAATCATCAATGACCAAGAAACATGTTAAAAATGCTCATATGGGCAGTCATTTACTTATTGAAGTGTATAATGTATCCTTTGAGAAGTTAAATGATGCTCAAAAGATTGAAGATAAGTGTGTTGGAGCATGTAAAACTGAAAATTTAGAGGTATTGAACACTTATACTCATCAATTTGACCCCTATGGAGTGACTTGTACAGTAACTTTAGGTGAAAGTCACTTATGTTGCCATACTTGGCCAGAAAAACAGTGCGTTGCAATCGATATTTTCACATGTGGGAACAAAAATCCTCGTTCAGTAGCATGGTGGTTACTTGAATACTTCGATAGTGATGATTATGTGATGAATGATTATGCAAGATAGGGTATAAATAAATCTAAAAGTATCAATAATGGCGACAAAACGCAAATCTAGGGTATTTAAGGATATAAGTTTCTCTTTTTCACCACATCCAGTGACAAAGGATCTTCCTGTACTCAGTGATGAGCGAGCAATTGTCAGATCAGTTAGAAATTTGGTTGAAACGATACCAACAGAGCGTTTTTTTAACTCTTTGATTGGCACAGACATTCGTGATTCGTTGTTTAACAACTTCACAAGTGGAACTGTGATGGTGATTGAAGACCAAATACGTTCTACGATACGAAACTTTGAACCTAGAGTTGGTGAAATCGGTGTTGAGGTAAATGCTGTTCAAGATCGTAACGCATTGAATGTAAAAGTTGTTTTTGACATCAATGGATTAGACGTTCCAACTCAATCTTTCGCTTTTATTTTAGAACCTACGAGATAATATGCCCTTTACTCAATTTACTAGTTTAGACTTTGAGCAGATCAAAGTTCAGATCAAAGACTTTCTTAGAGCAAACTCTAATTTTACTGATTTTGACTTTGAGGGGTCTAACTTCTCCGTCTTAATTGATACATTAGCGTATAACACATATATTAATGCATTTAATGCAAACTTAGTTGCAAATGAGTCATTTCTTGATTCCGCTACAGTTCGAGAGAATGTCGTCTCACTTGCCAGAAACATTGGTTACGTACCACGCTCAAAAACCGCTGCAAGGGCGACAATTAAGATTACTGACATCAATGTAGGAACTACGAATGATAGCACTCCTAAGTTCTTAACCTTGCGTTCTGGACTAGTTTGTATTGGTAATGTTGAGAATACAACTTTTACTTTTTCAATACCAGATAATATCACATCTTCAAGAGTTAAAGATGTTAATGGAACATCTTTTGCACAATTTGATGATGAAATTGCAGTATTTCAAGGAAACTACTTAACTCGTCAATTTTTAGTTAATACTTCACAAGATCAGAGATTTATAATACAAAACCCAGATATTGATAGTTCAACTCTAAGAGTATATGTGAAAGGAGATGGTGATGTTGGACTTGGACGTAAGTATTCTCAAGTCGATAATATTCTTAAGTTAAATAAAAACTCAGAAATATACTTGACACAAGAAGTTCAAGATGAAAGTTATGAATTATTATTTGGTGATGGACTATTTGGTAAAAAATTAGATAACAATTCAGTTATCACAGCAACTTATATTGTAACTGAGGGTGAAGACGGTAATGGTCCTTCTAATTTTAGTTTCCAAGGAACATTCTTAAAAGATGATGGACAGTTCTTTACACCATCAGAAAGCATTGATGTAACAACTGTCAGAAACGCTTCTAACGGTGCTGGAAGTGAAAACCTGTCTTCTATTAAATATCTTGCTCCAAGACTTTACTCAGCACAATATAGAGCAGTTACACCAAGAGATTATGAGGCAATAATTCAAGATATATTCCCTCAAACTGAGTCAGTATCGGTTATTGGAGGAGAGGAACTAAATCCACCACAATTTGGTAAGGTTCAGATAAGCATCAAACCTAAAAATGGTACTTTTGTATCTGATTTTGATAAATCACAAATCAAAAATAAGTTAAAGAGTTACGCTATCGCTGGTATTAATTCAGAGATAGTTGATCTTAAACTACTATATGTTGAGATTGAGAGTAATGTATACTATAATCCCTCTGCTGTTGCTTCTGCAGTTGACTTAAGAACAAATATTATCAATTCACTTAACACTTATGCAAATAATGTTGAGATTAATAAGTTTGGTGGTAGATTTAAGTATAGTAAAATTAATCAACTGATTGATAGAGTTAACAATGGTATTACATCTAACATTACAAAGGTGATTATCAGAAGAGACTTGAAGGCACTTATTAATCAATTTGCCCAATATGAGTTATGTTTTGGTAATCGTTTTAATATTAACCCTGCTGGATATAATATAAAGAGCACTGGATTTACAGTTGCAGGATCAAATAGTATTGCATACTTCACAGATATACCAAATAAAACTGCTTCTGGTGCTTTAGACGGAAGTGGAAAGGGAACAATCAGTGTTGTATCAAAGAATGATAAGAATGAACAAGTTGTTCTTGTAAAAGAAGCAGGTGGTGTTGACTATATGAAGGGAGAAGTTCTTCTTAATACAATTAATATAACGTCAACTACAAGTCAAAATAATATAATTGAAATTCAAGCATTCCCAGAATCAAATGATGTGGTTGGATTAAAGGATTTGTATTTAAACTTTGACGTTTCAAGTAGTACAATAAATACAGTCAAAGACGTAATCGCATCAGGTGAAGATGTTTCTGGAGTTGTATTTACAAGAGACTACTACACTTCTAGCTACTCAAACGGAGATTTAGAGAGGAAATAATTTATGTCACAAATTGACAAAAGAATACAAGTCAATACCATTATTGAGAATCAGTTACCTGAATTTCTGGTATCTGATTTCCCAAATGCAACTGAATTTTTTAAGCAATATTATATCTCTCAAGAATTTCAGGGAGGTCCAAGTGATTTAATTAACAATCTTGATCAATATCTTAAAGTTGATAATTTAGTTCCTGAAGTTGTTGTCGGAGTTACAACAACGACTGCAGGTATTTCTACAACTGATACAACAATCAACGTTCCAAGCACTAAAGGATTTCCTTCAGAGTATGGATTATTAAAAGTTGGTAACGAAATTATATCTTACACAGGAATTACAACAAATTCTTTCACAGGTTGTATTCGTGGTTTTAGTGGCATATCAGGATTTAACGTTGGAATTTCCTCATCATTATTAGAAGTTAACAGAGAAAGTTTAGTTTTTGATGATACTGAATCAGAAACTCATGAATTAGGTGCATCTGTACAAAACTTATCTGTATTATTCATACAAGAATTTTTCCAGAAATTAAAAAGAACATTTTTACCAGGTTTAGAAGATAATACATTTGCAGAAAATTTAGATGTTGGTAACTTTGTAAAGTTTGCTCGTTCATTCTATCAATCAAAAGGTGTAGAAGAATCAATTAAAATATTATTTAAAGTATTATATGGTGTAGATTCTAGAATAATTGACCTTGAAGGTAATTTAATTAAACCATCTGATGCAGAATTTATTCGTCGTGAGGTGGTTGTTGCTGATCTAATTACACCCGATGGAGATCCTCAAAGTTTAACAGGTCAAACAATCTTTAAATCAACAGATATAAGAACAAACGCTTCAGTATCAGAGGTTGAAATAATAAAAAGAGATGGTAAAAATTACTTTAAACTTGCTTTATTTGTAGGATTTAGTGATAGAGACTTAATTGAAGGAACATTTACAATACCAGGTAATACAAAAATTATAAATCCTGTATCTTCTGGTGCATCAATCATTGACGTTGACTC